AATTAACTTTTATCACATTTCATATATTTTTATTTTTTATATCGTAAAATTTACTTTTATTTGTAATTAATTTAAATAAATATAATATTATGCTAAAACAATTATTTTTATCTTTTGTCGCCTTATTTATGATTACAGCGACTTATGCGCAACAAAAAGGAAAGCAAGAGGTTGTTTTCGACGGCGTTTCTTTCTCAGCAGACAATATCACTATTGACGGATCAAAAGTGATAGGAAAAAAAATTACTTCTAAATCTGCTGGAGAACCAACTAATCTTGCATTATTATCCGAAGGACGTTATGTTACTTTTAAAGTTGATGAGAATATTGCTATCGGCGCAGCAACAGTGGATTGCATTAATGACCACTCAGACGGAATTATTCACGCTGAAGTTAAAGGCACTAGAATTGAGTTAACACTTTATTGGGGTAGCCATGCAACCACTGGATGGGGAAATGTTGGCATTACAGTTGTTTCTGGAAGCGAGGAGGCTAAAAGATTGATTGAGAACTTTCACAGAATGTATGATTGTGATCCAACAGGAGCGATTCAAATACTTTATCATTAACAATATAAAAATCCCCCACACATCGCACGGTGCTGGGGGATTTCAAATTTAAAATTTCCAAACCTTCTCCTGGACCACACTCGCCCCGTATTTCAAAAGCATTTCTTCCATTTTATCCAAGGAAATTGAACGCCCCTCTTTAAGATAGGTTTTCCAGTTTGCTACCGTAGATCGATCAACGCCTAGCTTCTTGTAAACGCCTCGCTCCGATAACATCTGGACAAATGCCTCTTTAGTTCCTTTTATTTCCATAAAATAAAACTAGCAATTCCTCCCAAGACAACAAAGGAAATCGCTAACAAATCATACCACTCCAAGGTGAGCTCAAATTCAAACTCCTCCCCAGCTTTCAATCGTCTAAACATCTCAAACAATTTTTTCATATCTTTGTAATAACGTTATCAAACCAAGGTTGGGGAAACCTAGTTCCCCCAAGGCTTTTTTAGAAGATTATCCACTTAAGGACTCTCTTCACCGCTCTGCTTGAAATCGTCACTTTCAAGCTAAAACCCTTGATTTTGATTAACAATTTAACCATACACAAAGATACAAAATGTTTTGATATTTCAAATCGTTTTGTATCTTTTTTTTACCTTTTATTGTTCTTTATAATAGGCTTTTGAACAGAGTCTAATTTTGACTTTAAATCTCTTATTTCCAATTCAGTTTTTACTTTTTCCATTTCAAATGTTCGCCATTGAATGAGTAGGCTGCCTATCGTCCCTAAAGCAAGAATTGCAGTAATTATAAACTGAATTGTATTTAATTTATAGCTTTGGTTAGTCTGTTTGAGTATTTTTAGTTCTAATTCTTCTTTCGCTGCAATATCTTTAAAAAAAATTTCTATACCATCAAACAAAACCACTTGCCGGCCTTTTGCAGTAAGGAAAAACAGTCTTTCTGTTAAAACTACATGCGAATCACTTTCAAGTAGACCATAATTCTTCATGTCCAATAAGATGCTTGAAATAGGTATTCCTTGATCTCTATTACCACCAATTTTGCTGGAAAGTGATTTGGGAGTTTGGTAAATTCCTAAATCATTTGTTTCGTCAATAAATGAATCTAAGACAATTTTAATCTTTTCAATATATGATTTCTCCATAAAATACAAAGCTAACACACCAATATACAAATATCGCCAAACATCACCCCATGCTGGGAGATTTGTAAACTGTAATTACATTTTGTGAAATTCTACACTTACAGGAGTAGGATTTTCAGGGTCTTTAGAATAAAAATGTCTTATAGAAAAATCAACACTATAGAGATCAGTATTGTTCTTTTTAACAGCATCTTCATATGTTACTTTCAAGACTAATGGAACAAAACAATCATTTGACCCTAATTTAAAACCATCGAATGTCTTGTCACTGTATAGCATTTTTTGCCAATAAAAAATAAAAAGCTCTAAATATTCAACAGGAAATCTCAAGTCGCGTCCTGTAGACATATTATCAAATGTTAATAAATAATCAATATTTTCTCTCACTTGAAATTCATTTTTTGCCGGTATAGTACATCGATAGCTATTAATATTGATATTATATGCTCTTTTATGTTCTGGTAAAAAGTTTATTCCTGGCTCATCAATTAATTCAAATATTCTCTCCAATTCATATTCCCATTCTATTTTTAAATTTTTGCAGTTACTTCTCCCAATATTTAAAACCTTTGCTTTAATCGTCTTATTTTGCATTTTTTCATCATCAAAAAAAGTTAACCATTGCCCTGAATCAATTTGGTCAATAACATATAATTCTTTGTTAGGAAAAAAAACCTCTGATTTTTTAGAACTAATCGCTTCGTTACGTTGCTCGATTATAAAATCGTCCTGCTGCTTAAAAGTCCTATAAACAAGTATTATAGTAACTAAATTAAGAAAAAGGCCAACAATACCTTGTAGATATGAAGAATACTTATCCATATTAGCAAAGTCGAGTTGGTGACTAAAACTTAATTTCTCTATTTTGAATAAAGAATAAGTAAATATAAATATGCTATAAAGAAACGCAAAGATTAAAACTATAATAAAAATTGATGTGAGATCATATTTCTTCTTTTTCATAAATTTTAGTACTTAATTTAACATGGGATAATTTGAAGTAAACATATAAAATATCTATCATTTAATTTATTCAAATAAAAAAACCGTGAGGTGTTTGGGAGACAACCCCACGGTACAACCAATTATAAACCCAAATTATGAAAAGTATTTGTGCGCCACGGTTGGACTCGAACCAACGACCCGAACATTATGAGTGTCCTGCTCCACCACTGAGCTACGGGCGCTTTTTAGATGATCCTTCCGACCACCTATTTGTTTTTGAGGTATCGCCACAATTCTCTATATACTACAATACCAACTGGAACTACAACAACCAATCCCATTATCAAAAGAATTGTAGCTTTCATTATTTCCTCGCTTCTATGATGGGTAAACCCGCCTCCGTTGGTATGTAAATCTTTTCACCTTTGGAACCTCGTATTGCATCAATCTGTAAGTACCGGAGATATTCATTATTTCCTCGAAGCGATTCCCCAATGATCTTGTTTGCTTCAGCTACTCCTTTTGCTCGCTCAATCTCTGCCTGAGCTTCGGCCTTTGCAATTTTTACTTTAGCTTCCGCCTGGAGTGTCGCGCTTTCATTTTCAGCCTTTGCCTGTTCGATCAAAGCTTTCTTGGAGTTTTCAGATTCGACCAATGTGGCCTTTCCTTTGTTTTCCGCATCTTTTAAAGCCTGTTCACGACTGAAATCATAACAAGAAGTGAATGATAGCACAAGCGCGAATAGCGCGAATAGATAACCTAATTTTCTCATTTTAAAGAACAAATTTAATTGTGAGTGGAGAAAGATGGATTCGAACCACCGACCTTGCCGTTTGCACCGTCACGCTCTAGCCGCTGAGCTACTTCCCCAATTAAAAACCGAGAGGGACCGGGCGATCCCCTCGGTTAGCCATATATTAACCTATTTTATGAAAAGAGTGGAGCGAGCAGGAATCGAACCTGCAAAACATTTGAGACCTATGCTATCTCTTCAACTTTATGCTACTTTTAGGCTGCGTTTACCGTTTCGCCACCGCTCCAATTTCAAAGCAAGGGCAGGATTGCTTACCTGCAAGTACCGTTCACCTACTTTCTATTGATTAGCATCACACGCGCGCCTTTCGGATTGCAGTTGTTGGTTCTCGTCAATTTCAATACGTGTACTGCCTTTTGTGACAGCTTCTCACATCGTGACATGCGTTTGATTTGCGCCACCTTGCTTTATGTTTTTAAACCATCGGTTGGACTCCTACTCTGCATCTCGGAATCATTACATTCACCAACCAATGGCTATATTATCAAAGAACAATCTTTCGCGGTCTATACGGGATTCGAACCCGTGGTCTCTCGGCTGACAACCGAGCACTCTAACCAACTGAGCCAATAGACCGTTTGCTCGTCTTTCCGAGCCGTCATTTTAAGACCTTTGTTTCATGTGGTATCCCGACCCGTTGCAAAATCTCTTTACACACCATTCGGCCTATATTTTAGCCTTTCGGCTTCCCAACCGACTACGTGTCGTTTGCTTCTCGCTATTGGGATTTAATCCATTTGATAATATACACTACTATCTACGTTTTGACTTTTTAAATAAGCGTCTGCCCTATCGACCATCCTTGATCGCCTGTTTCCTTGTCCACTTAAACGTATACCCACAAAATAGCTTCCTTTCCACATCTTTGACTCAATCTTATCAATAGAAAATCTACAAATCAATTTAAGGTGATCTATAAATTTCTTTGATTTCTCAGAAAGATCAATAGTTAGGCTATCAAGGTTGCACGTTCCGCCGTCCTCACTTTCAGCATCTTTCTGCGCTTCATCATTGGCAATATTAATATACTTAGCTAATGATACTACTTCGTCAGATGCTGTATATTTCGCCTCCATCTTATTATGAGTTGATTCTGCTCTCTTTGCTGTCTTCGATCTTATGCACTCACATTCATCCTCAATTCTTGGATCGAAAACCATTGTTTCAAATTCACCAGATGGAAGCAATATTGTGCTAACTCTATAATCAAGATTTGTTGTTGATTTAAGATCCATAACTATGTTTAATATATTTCCTCTTATTTGTTACACAAAGTTAAACACTGTTAACCATAAATCAAAATATAAATCAAACTTTTTTCTAACTTTTTGTTTTACTGATATGAAAAAGGCCGCCTAAATCACTTTAGACGGCCTAAACACAAAAAAATAACACATATCATATTGGAACTCTAATTTATGTAAATTATGTTAAATTCACATTATTATGTTTAATATTTTTCTCTTTTGCTTCCAGATCACTTAAAACCTCCTTTAATTCTTCCTCAGCATTCCTTACCAAAGTTGACATTTCGATCATGGTCTTCCTGGAGATCATACCAGCATTAAAAGCATTTATCAGCATGGTATTATACTCTACTTCATTAACAGGCATAAAGCTTTTGAATATAGGCTTAAGCTCAAGTACGACGTTCACAAACTCCATCGGCGACAAAGACATTACAATCTTTTTGATCAGATTCAAACGTCTCTGAATACATTTTCCGAAATACTCTTGCTTTTTGCTTGCTTTGATCTGAGCGTCCATGAAAAGGAGCTTGAGCGCAATGCCGGATAGATTACCCAGCAAAGTCTTCATTGTACCAAAGGAGATGTCAGGTGTGTGTGTATTCGCGAATATCTCTTGGTCTAACATTTCAAATTCCATCTTGGTAGACTCGGGAGCGCTGTCCCACGTTAGGTAGTTGATCTTACCACCATTCCTCACCTGGAACTGTTTGCCCACTTCGCCTTTTGATGGAAGATTTTCGACTTCTCCCTCAGCGACAAGGGCAGGGTCAGCAAAATAATCGTTGGTGTCGGCAAAGTCTGAGAACCTTGTCTCCTTCCGTTCAATCAACGGCTGGACATTTGCCCACTCTGGTCGATCCTGGGAATAGTATACGACAGGGATAGCACCGTATGGATTCTTTTGCTGTGTGGTATTCCATTCGTTGCCCTCCATCACACCTTTGATGATGACGTCTTTAGTGTAATAATCGAAATGCTCAACCTCTTTATGATCGACCTTAACCTTATATCCCCGCCCGAATGCAACCAGGTCTTGATACTCGTCAAATATGGGATACAGTTTGTCACCTTTACTTTCCGCAAGAATCATCACACCTATTTTCTTTGTTGAAGCTTTCAATATTGTGCCTTTCCAATATTCTGTATCGATGTAATCGTACCAAAGCTCAGCGCAATGCGTCTCAGACATCATTAGCTCTGCTATGTTCTTCGATTCGTAGTCAAGCTTATTGTCATCCCATACTTTGCGACAAAGGCGCTCTAAATCCTTTCCCTTGCCTTCAGCATTGGATTCAATATTTATTCGTTCACCAACAAGGAAAGTTGCTGCAACGAGAACGATCCTTTGTTGGACCGGAAGAGGGAGACGGTTGACTAAGGCGAGCGAATAATCTATTGAGGTTTGCACACCATTGCGCGCAGCCATTTCAGCTTCCTCGTAATTTATAGCATTGACGAACTGTTCGCCATCTTCTGAAAGGATCTTATCGGGCCTAAAGCGCCTGTCTGTCACTTTATGTTGGAGAGGATCATATTCTTTTAGAATCTCCTCAATTTTGTATTTCTTTTTGTTGTATTCGACGATGCGCTCGTTCTTTTCAAAGTACTGTTTAGCCTCTTTGAAGTTGTCCTTTTTATTTAGCTCTTCTATTGTCATTATGCCGATCTCCTTATATTTCTTCGTCCGCCACGCCGTAAACTTGACATTGCTTTTGCTGTTTTTTCTTTTACCTCTGGTGTCATTTCTTGGCCCCATTCCGCTAATCCGATGTATCTTATCTCGTCAATGTGGTGATCATTGCCGGCAACAGGTTGATTTAGCCAAACCCCGTTTTTATCCTGTGCCCAGGTGTACATCTTAAGTTCCTTGATAGTGTTTATGCTCCTTTCGGTGACATAAAGCTTTTGCCGTTTCAAAATGTCGATACCAACAACAACACTACCTTGGAACTTTTGCGTTGGATGAAGATTTACACCCATCAAATTAATTTCATCGATACTCTTAGGCTCAGCACTATCCGCATAGCCTTTGACACGACCTAGACCATTCATTTTGATGATCGTCGCTATCTCGGGATTGATGGTATTTGTCTGATGGCATATCTCATTGATGAAACGAATATTGCCGTTACCTTCTCCCCAGTATGCCTCATCTATTGCCGTAGGGTCATTGGTATACCCGAAGTCCAAACCGAAACGGTGGTTCTTTTTAGCCCAGTCTGGAATCTCTTTGATCATCTCCCAGTGTTTGCCTTGCTCGAATACGATTCCTTCTAAGCTTGCACGTTGGCCAAGTCCGTAAATCTTCCACTTTCTTTCGTCTGCGGTACCGGCGATATAATTCTCCTCAGTCGGTTCGTAAGACAAGATCTGTGCTTTAGCATTTGGAGAGATAAACTGATTCTTACGGAAAGTACTATGGCTGTACCATGTAGTAGGCCGTTTCAAAATACGATCATAAATCCAGTGTTCAGTCTCCGATGGGTTATAATCGATGATGGCAAAACCTTTACAGCGCTGCATCAATTGAGCATAATCGTCGTAGCCTGCCTCGATCCCCTCATTAATCCAAAATATGTCGGATTCGAAACCGTGAACCTTTTGTGGATCATCCAGTCCCATAAACCAAAACTCAGTATCAAAGAGCGTGTAAATTTTACTAGTCTTATTGTGATCCCTTTTATTGTATAGACCATAGGCCGATAAGACATTTATAAAATCATGGAGAACAGTTGCCGTTAGCCATGTGCCTTTCAAACGACAGATAGCAACACGTCTTCGGGTTCCCCTGTTCAGTGTTGCGTACTTGATTAGAAATTGGATAATGCTGTACGTCTTGGAGCTCCGCGAACTTCCTTCCATTACGAAGACATTATACTTTCTTTGGTTATAAGCTGCTACCAGCTCATCATGAACCTGTGTCGTTACTGCTATCGGCATTTATATCCTCTCCTATCTGCGCCTTTATCAATCCTTGTAACTGATCTTCCGACAATTCACTCGCGGAGACAAAAACTAATGGGTTTGCATTGATCTCTTTTCCGTCGGAGGTAATGTCCAAGCGCTTGCTGTCATTAATCGTTTTTCTCCAATCCTCATCATGGTTATAAAGCCATCTTTCGAGTCCTGCTCTATCGGGAGGTAACTCTTCAATCGTTTCGTATACGACCAGTCCATCAGGATCTATGTAAGAATCTTCCTCAAATTTGGAAGGGAGTTTACGAGTAACTGTTTTTTTCTTCAAAAGACCCATGGAGAGAGCAAGGTACTTTTGACGGGCCGTGGCATTCACTTTTGCCCTCGCGCGCTTGAGTGGTTCAGATATACAGTCATTGTTATTCTTCAGCTCACTAAAATAATTCGGGTTCAATTCAAGCTCAAGCGCTATCTCTTTGTCCGTGTAGCCCCTCCTTGCAAGTTCTTCTATCCGTTCTTTGAACTCGTCGCTTTCGTAATCATACTTAGGCTTTGCCATAACTATTTCCTTCCTTTTAAAGCCTTTGAAAATCTGTTGATTCTTTCGACCATTTCAGGTACCGATTTCAATGACGCTTCCCTTGCTTCTGCGATTACTTTACTTACCCTATCAGACTTTTCCTTTGAAACTTTTAGAACAGTCTCATAGTAATGCTTACAACATTCTTTAGAACAAAATGCCAATGGTGTGTTTTCACCTGTGTAAAGGAAAGCATTCTTATAAATCCAACCTATACTATTGAGATGGGCACCAGTTGCCCCTGTGCTTCCTTTCCATTCCAACCCTGATTCTTTGTTGCAATTATCGCATAATGGAGAAATGTCATTTACCATAGTTTCCTTTTTACTTAGTATATCCTTTCAATTTGTTCAGCGAAGTCGTCGCCACTTATAACATTGGCATTAGAGTCTAAATCGAACCTTTTCATGAACTCCTCTTTTCCCTGGTAATCGTTGAATGAAAGCATAACATAGGTGTTTCCTTCCCGAGCAGTGTTTACCGCCTTTTCCGTTGATGCTTCTTTCTTGGCTTTGATATCTTCTTTCTTCTCCTCTTTGGATTTAGGTTTGATTTCCTCTAACGGTTCAGGCTCCACCTCATCAATTTCGAAGCTTGGTAGCTCAAAGCCTAAGAGATTAAGATCAAAGTCATCTAATCCGGTATTCTTTACTTCAATATCGTTTAGTAAGGTTGAAAGAATATCATTATCGAACTCTCCTTGGGCATTTTTGTTATTGAGGAATATATTTTGCTCGATCTCCTCCTGGTCCGATAGATCAACAGCCTCTACGCGTATTGTGTAATCGTTCTCTTTGGTTTCTCGGTCGTACTTTTGGAGCTCATCGAGAATCATTAGCTTTTGATGACCTCCAACAAGACGACCAGACCGTTTATTCCAAACGATTCCCCCCATCACTCCCATGCGCTTGATATTCGCCTTAAGCTTCTTCTTTGCTTCCTCGGATATCTTACGGGGGTTATACTTCGCTGGCTCTATCTGAGAACGATTTATCTCTATGGATTCCGATGTTATAAATTTGCTTTTGCTCACTATGTAAATAATGTTAAAATCACATATTACTTGCCAAATAAAAT